GGCGCACCAGTGAATGCCGTGAATGCTACTAAAAATCTTGCGATATTAGGAGTTGTAATTCATGGCGAAACCGTGACTATTAACAATCCGGCTACCGAAGGAACCGACGTCTACGAATTCTTAGCAGACGCTGCCCAAACAAAAACCGCCGACACAAACATTGCGGTTAATATTACCGCTAAGACCACAAGGTCATCCGGAACATTAACCATCGATACTCAGCCAACAAGTGCAAACACCATGACTATAGGTACAAAAGTATACACCTTCGTTCCGGTTGGAACTGACACTGCGGATGGTGAAGTCTCAATCGGGGCTGATTTGGCTGGGGCAAAAGAGGCAATTGTGGCGGCCATCAATGGTAAGGATGATGTTAATGAGGCACATCCTCTTGTTTCTGCCGGTACTTTTGTTAACAATGACTGTACGATTACTGCATTAATCGGGGGTGTTTCTGGTGATGCTATTGCCACAGAAGGAACGTTCACTGCCGGAACAAACATATTTGGGGGCACAGCATTGAGCGGAGGGGCCGATTGTACAGCGGCGAATGCGGTTACGGCACTTGTAGCTTCTATAAACGCTAATGACACACAAGGCGTTGGCGCCGCCGATGGCGCGGAAGATAGTGTAGATCTCACTGCAGACACTGCTGGAGCCGTCGGTAATGCTATTGTTATCGGAGAAACGATGGATAATGGGGAATTTACCGAAGGAGCAACTTTGTTGTCTGGTGGCATAAACGGTACTCTGGGAACCATAGAAACTATAATGACAGATGCGACTTATCTCTATAAGTGCGTCGCTGCGAACACGACTGCTGATAAAAATTGGAGACGGGTCTCTCTTGGCGAAGCTTACTACGAGTAAGAGAATTGTTCAAAATGGGGGCTTTTGGAATACATTAGCTCCCCTCTTGAGCCCAAACAAAGGAGGATAGGCGAATGGTCGATAAAACAAGAACTATTAAGAACGCGACTGATACTGAACTTGATGAAATGCTTATGCGTTTGGAGAAAGAAAGACGGGTTCAGAGTTTAATTGCTGAACTCAAACGGAATGGATCCAAAGATTATATTCCATATGATAGACCGGAGATCAGCACCGAACAACCCGTTGAAATGTTATATCATGTTGGCGTGCTTGGCATGAAGTGGGGCGTGAGGAGAGCCGGTAAGGCCGCTGCAAAAGAGTCTATGGCCAAAAGTAGAGCCTCTGGAGATTCACATAAATTAGGCAGCTTTCGACGGGCGGTTAAGGATGCTAATAAAGCGTCACATGAAGCAAAAAAAGCATATATCAAAACCGTCAAAGAGGAGAGCCGAAACACAATTAGCAAATCAGCCGTTATTGGTAAGTCGATTGTTGTGGGTCTATTAGCTTCGAATATCGGCTCAATGGGTGTATATATGCTGACTGGTAACGATGCGGTGGCTAAAGGTGCAGGGGCTGCTTTAGGGGCTTTCTCAGGAACAAAATATTATAAGAACGCTACAAAATAGACACACGACGGTAATAAAAGGAGGTGACACTTATTGGAATCATTTGGTTCCAGACTAAAGCATGCATGGGATGTTTTCTTTAATAAAGATCCCGCACAGTATTATAGACCTGACGGTATGGGGTATTCTTATAGGCCAGATCGACCTCGACTTACCCGTGGGAACGAACAATCAATCGTAACCTCTGTATACAATAGGATCGCGTTGGACGTGGCTAGTATTAACATACAACACGCTCAATTGGACGAAAATGATCGGTTCATATCAGGCATACCATCAGGATTGAATAATTGTCTTACGTTAGACGCAAACATTGATCAAACAGGACGTGCCTTTATTCAGGACGTAGTAATGTCAATGTTGGACGAGGGTTGCGTCGCTATTATTCCAGTGGATACCACTCTTGATCCATTAGTAACAGGTTCCTATGATATTAATTCCATGCGGACGGGTAAGATTTTGGAATGGTATCCCAAGGATATTCGTGTCAGAGTTTACAATGAGAAGACCGGTTTAAAGGAAGACATAACCATTGCGAAAAGAATAGCGGCAATTGTGGAGAACCCATTATATGCGGTTATCAATGAGCCAAATTCAACCTTAAAACGGTTAGTCTCAAAACTGAATTTATTGGATGTAATAGACAACCAAAGTGGTTCTGGAAAATTGGACTTAATAATTCAATTACCATACATCATCAAATCCCAAGCACGACGGGAACAGGCTGAACAACGACGTGTCGACATAGAGACACAATTGTCCGGATCAAAGTATGGTATTGCATACACTGATGGTACTGAGCACATAACCCAATTAAATCGTCCCGTCGAGAATAATCTAATGGGTCAGATTCAATTTCTAACGAGTATGCTGTATGGCCAGTTAGGAATGACTCAGACTATATTGGATGGAACCGCGGACGAGAAGACGATGCTCAATTACTATAATCGAAGTATAGACCCAATCGTGTTGGCGATTGTCGATGAGATGAAACGGAAATTCCTAACCAAAACAGCAAGGTCTCAACGTAAGTCAATTACAATCTTTAGAGATCCATTCAGACTCGTACCTGTAAATAATTTAGCGGACATTGCTGATAAGTTTACACGGAACGAAATCATGTCCTCGAATGAGATCCGACAAATTGTCGGGATGGCCCCCTCCAAAGATCCAAAGGCCGATGAGCTTAGGAACAAGAACATCAATGCCCCAGTCGAAGACGACTCTAAAGCACCAGTCGTCAAAATGGAAGGAGATAGTCGAGACATTTCAAATCTAGTACATCATGGGATAAAAGGTATGAAATGGGGTGTGCGAAAAAAAGGCCCATTAACCGAGGTTGTTGAAAACAGAAAAGCCAAGAAATCTGATTTAGAAGATGTAACTAATTTGTTAAATAATCTATCTAATCAAGATAAGAAAAATTTAGCATTAGAGCCAAAACGTCTTTTAATAAGAAAAAATATTAGGGAAGAAAAACATTCTTTTGTTTCAACAATTGATGGAAAAATCGCCGGTTTTATGCGAGAGAGCGGCCGACCGAATGGGTTTGTTCTATTGGAAGAGTTGGTCGTCGATCCGGCACATCGAAATAAAGGACTCGCATCCAAAATGCTCGATGAATTACATTCCCAATATCCAAAGACTTTGGCGAAGACTAAAGCTAATAATAAAGAAATGAAACAGCTCTTAGAAAAAACAGGGTATAAACCTGACCGGCCAGATTCAAAAACAATTATTAATTGGGTTCGTGATGAGAGTAACACAACGAGTAAAAAGAGGGAGACACTAGCCCTCGAAGATTTACAAGGGGAGGAAACTTAAATTGAAAAACAAGGATTATGATTTTAGTGGATGGGCAACGCGTAATAATCTCAAATGTTCTGATGGTCGAACTATCCTAAAAGACGCGTTCAAACATAACGATGGACAAACGGTGCCGATGGTTTGGAATCATCAGCACAACGATCCATTAAATGTACTTGGCCACGCAGTATTGGAGAACCGCAAAGAAGGCGTGTATACGTATGGGTATTTCAATGACACGGAAGTCGGTCAAAATGCAAAAGCCTTGGTTAAACATGGTGATGTGTCATCCCTATCTATATATGCTAACCAACTCAAACAGCAGGGGGCTAATGTTTTACATGGAGAGATTCGTGAGTTAAGCTTAGTACTTGCTGGCGCGAATCCTGGTGCCTTCATTGATTCAGTCATGTGTCATGGAGACGACTATGAAGACTCCGAGGATGAAGGAATCATATATACTGGTGAAAAACTGTCTTTGGCGCACACGGCTAGTGGTAAGAAAGCTAAAGACGAAGACGAAGAAGACGATGAAGACGATGACGAAACCGTCGCCGATGTATTTAACACTCTGAGTGAAAAGCAGAAAACTGTAGTCTATGCTATGATCGGTCAGGCTCTCGAAGAAAAAGATGATGAAGGAGGAAATGAAGGCATGAAACACAATGTATTCGACAAAGACGTTGAAAAGGACGTCATCAGCCATTCCGATATGGAGGCCATCATGACCGATGCCAAACGATATGGCAGCCTTAAAGATGCTGTTTTAGCGCATGGTATCACAGACATTGACTATCTATTTCCGGATGCACAAAACGTTACTAACACCCCACAATTTATACAAAGGGAAATGGGCTGGGTACAGAAGGTTATGAATGCTGTGCACAGCACACCTTTCTCTCGCATTAAGTCTATCTTGGCCGACATTACCGAGGCGGATGCCCGTGCTAAAGGTTACATTAAAGGTAGTTTGAAGGCAGAGGAAGTCTTCTCATTGTTAAAGAGGACTACCAGCCCAACCACTATTTACAAGAAACAGAAACTCGATCGCGATGATGTCATTGATATTACTGATTTCGATGTTGTAGCATGGTTGAAACTTGAAATGCGTACGATGTTGGATGAGGAAATTGCCCGTGCGATTCTGGTTGGGGACGGACGTCTCAGTTCTTCGGACGATAAGGTCAACGAAGCAAATATCCGTCCAATTTGGACAGACGCTGCTTTATACACCATTAAGACTCGCGTTGAGCATGTCGCTGCTGCCACAGCCGATCAAAAAGCAAAGGCCTTTATCCGAGCCGCCGTTAAAGCCAGAAAGGCTTATAAAGGTTCCGGATCACCATCCTTATATTGCACTGAGGATATTCTTACTGATTGCCTGTTGATGGAAGATACGACCGGCCGCATAATCTATGATTCCGTTGATAAGTTAGCCACGGCCCTCCGTGTTAAAGAAATCATTACCTCGCCAGTGATGGAGAGTTTAACCAGAACGGACGATGCCACTACCTATACTCTTGGTGGGCTTATTGTTAACTTGGCCGATTATAATGTGGGTGCTGATAAGGGTGGAGCAGTTAATCTGTTTGACGATTTCGATATCGATTACAATAAGCAAAAGTATCTTATCGAGACCCGTTGCTCCGGAGCGTTGATCAAACCTTACTCCGCAATTGCATTGGAATTCGTTGTTGTCCCTAGCTAATTAATACCAACCCCTAACGGGGGATTCAAAATGGAAGTATGGTGCGTTTAAATGGCAAAGTTTTATGGAGAAATCGGCTACGCTGAGACAATAGAGACCGCCCCAGGGGTCTGGACCGAGACTATCGTTGGGCGAAATTACTCAGGGGACGTTATAAAGAGTAATGTGAAATGGCAAAGTGGACCAAATCTTAACGATAATCTTGTCATTAATAATGCCATCAGTATCGTAGCCGATCCCTTTGCCTATCAGAACTTTTCTGGAATGCGATATGTAAAATGGATGGGGGTCTCTTGGAAAATTACCAACGTGGAAGTTCAGAGACCTCGTCTTATCTTAGCAATAGGGGGAGTGTACAATGCCGAGCCGAGTTGAGCTCCAAACAATACTTGAGAACCTTCTTGGCTCATCATATGTATATTTCCAACCGCCAGAATCAATCAAGATGCAATATCCATGCATCGTATATTCGAGAAACACAGCTCGTACTAGTTTCGCTGATAACCGACCTTACGCACATCACACAGGATATCAACTCACAGTAATTGATAAAAATCCTGATAGTGAGATTCCTGGCAGGATTGCTGCTCTACCATTATGTTCGTTTTCCAATCATTACACAAAAGATAATCTCAATCATGATATATTTACAATTTATTATTAAGGAGGAAAAAATGACTAGACTTATTTGGGATGCAAATGGTGCTCGTTTTTATGAAACTGGCGTGAATCAAGGGGTTCTTTATCCTAGAAATGCGGAAGGGCTTTATCCGTTAGGTGTTGTATGGAACGGTCTTACATCTGTTTCAGAGAGTCCGTTTGGCGCCGAACCATCTCCAATTTATGCAGATGATATTAAATATTTAAATCTTATGTCTGTGGAGGAGTTTGGAGCATCCATTGAAGCATATACGTATCCTGATGAATTTGCTGCGTGTGATGGATCGGCAGAAATTGCTACCGGTGTAACAATTGGACAACAGAATCGATCGACGTTTGGATTATGCTACAAAACAACTCTTGGCAATGACGTTGATGGTCCTGATTACGGATATAAGTTGCATTTAGTATATGGCGCGCTGGCAGCTCCTTCTGAAAAAGGATATTCGACCATTAATGACTCCCCGGAAGCGATTACATTCTCTTGGGAGATTACGACAACGCCCGTAGCAGTGACGGGTAAGAAACCAACAGCTTCTTTAACCATCGATTCTACAAAAGTCTCCTCAACCACTCTCGCAACTTTGGAAGATATTCTTTACGGAACGTCCGGTGATGATCCACATCTTCCTTTGCCGGATGAAATCGCAGCGTTGTTTGATGCTGGTGCACCGAGTGCTCTTGAATTATCCTCAGTTGGACCACTTGATGACGCTGAAGATCAAGCCATTACTGTGAGCGTAGTGTTGACATTCAATAACGCGATCGCACGTGAATCTGTTGTAGTTGCATCAGCCGCTGGGGAGATTATCGCCGGCGCTAAGACTTGGGATGTCGCAGGGAAGATACTGACCTTTACTCCAACGGACAACCTCACCAACGATACCGTTTATGTTGTCACTGTCGGTGGCGTCGTGGATATCTATGGTCAGAGTCTTGCGGCCGTGGTTAAGAACTTTACTACTGTGGCCTAAGTTATTTTTAGGGCGGAGCTTCCTGGAAAACGGGGGGTTTCGCTATAACTAATATGTTTTGAAAGGAGTTAAATACTTTGCTTAAGAAAACCATGACCTACACTGATTACGACGGAAATCAAAGAACTGAGGATTTCTATTTCAACTTGTCTAAAGCCGAACTCACGGAAATGGAACTGTCCAGAAATGGTGGCCTTACTAAGACAATTGAAAAGATTGTAGCCGCACAAGATGGGAAAAGGATTGTTGAAATTTTTAAGGACTTAGTCCTTAAATCATATGGCGAAAAGTCCCTAGATGGCAAACGATTCGTCAAGAATCAAGAACTTCGGGATGCGTTTGCCCAAACAGAGGCTTATAGTGATCTATTTATGGAGCTGTCAACCAATGCTGACTCAGCGGCGGCTTTTGTGAATGGTCTCGTTGCTACTTTACCTAAAGCCAAACAATAGTGAATTGAGTAGGGGGCCGGAGTATGTTAAAGATGATAATACCTTCTCATGAGGATTATGACGAAGTTAATGAGGAGTTCGTAACCTCCAAGGAACAGGTGTTACAGCTGGAGCATTCTCTGGTCTCCCTTTCAAAATGGGAGTCAAAATGGTGTAAACCTTTCTTGACAAAGGATGATAAAACATTTGAAGAATCAGTAGATTACATAAAATGTATGACATTAACACAGAATGTTAATCCCGATGTTTACCGATTTATCACGCGCGAAAATGTCGCACAAGTTGGCACATATATTGAGTTGCCAATGACGGCTACGATCTTCTCGAATGACAAGAAAACTATAAATCGAGAGGTCGTTACTGCTGAGATTCTATATTACTGGATGATATCGATGAATATTCCTTTCGAATGCCAAAAATGGCATCTGAATAGACTGGTAACGTTAATTAATGTATGTTACATAAAGAATCAACCTAGTAAGAAGATGAATAAAAGGGAAATCATGAATAGAAATAAAGCACTTAATGATGCCCGTAGAAAAGCATTAAATACTAAGGGGTGATCCGATGATTGCATTCAAGCAGAGCGGAGATTTTAAATACACAGAGAAGTTTCTGAAGCAGGCTGTTAAAGCCAACTTTTTGCAGGTTCTTCAAAAGTATGCTAAAGAAGGCGTTTCGGCTCTTGCTTCAGCCACCCCTATCAATACGGGTAAAACAAGTCGGTCTTGGGATTATGAAATTCAAAGCTCTAATGGGAACATTAAGATATATTGGACCAACTCAAATATCGTAGATAACGTGCCGATTGCAGTCATTCTAGAATATGGGCATGGTACTAGAAATGGAGGATACGTTCAAGGACGTGACTATATAAAGCCTGCAATCAGGCCAGTATTTGATAGGATCGCAGATGGAGCATGGAAGGAGGTAAGCGATATATGAGCACTGTGGATAAACGTGTAGTTCAGATGGAGTTTAACAACCAACAATTTGAAGCTGGTGTTAAAACAAGTGTTAATTCTCTTAACACTTTAAAAAACGGTTTAAATTTGGAGTCCTCGGCAAAGAGTTTATCCAATCTTAATCAGACCGGAAAAGCATTCTCTCTTTCTGGAATTGCGTCAGGCGTTGAGTCTCTTAATGCCAAATTCTCAGCACTCGGGATTATGGGCATAACGGTTCTTCAAAATATTACAAACAGTGCCATTCAAGCTGGGAAAAATATAGTATCAGCACTCACAATCGATCCTATCAAAACAGGTTTAGATGAGTATGAAACAAAAATGAATGCCATCACAACCATTATGACAAATACAAAGAGTAAAGGTACAACCCTTGACGAAGTCAATAAAGCACTAGGAGAGTTGAATGAGTATGCCGATTTAACAATTTATAACTTTGCTCAGATGACTCGGAACATTGGTACGTTCACAGCAGCTGGCGTGGCATTAGGACCCGCAGTAACTGCAATTAAAGGTATTGCTAATCTGGCTGCTGGGTCTGGCTCGTCGGCAGAACAAGCCTCCACTGCGATGTATCAACTTTCTCAGGCATTGGCTTCTGGAACAGTCAAACTTATGGATTGGAATTCTGTAGTTAATGCGGGCATGGGTGGCGAACTCTTCCAGAAAGCTTTAGAGAATACCGCCAAAGAACTTGGACATGGTCGAAATGAAGCGGTGTCGTTTAGAGAATCTTTAGAGAGTGGATGGATCACCTCCGAAGTTCTTATAAAGACACTCGAGAAGCTCGCTAACGATGTGGACCTTACAAACGCCGCTACTCAAGTTAAAACCTTTACCCAATTAATGTCCACAATGAAGGAATCTGTGCAATCTGGTTGGGCAGTATCATGGGAAAATATCATAGGTAACAAAGAGCAAGCTACGAAAACTCTCACCGCCATTAATGATGCATTCGGAGCGCTTATAGGACCATCGACGGATGCTAGAAATGCAATGCTTGCATTCTGGAATCAAAATGGGGGAAGAGACGCCCTAATACAAGGATTAACAAATGCGTTCCAAGCCCTTATGGCTATCTTGAAGCCGATTGGTGAAGCTTTCCGTGAGATCTTTCCTGCGATGACTGGAGAGAGACTGGTTGAGTTAACGAAGGGTTTTAAGGAATTTACAGAAAAGTTAAAGATAAGTGATCAGACAACTAGTCGTATTAAGGAGACGTTCAAAGGATTCTTCTCGATACTAAAGACTATTGGCGACGCCATATCAACTGTGGTCAAAGGATTGTTTAGTTTAGGTTCAACGGCCTTACCTCCTATTAGTAATTTAGTTCTTGGGGCTACAAGCTCCTTTGGTAAATTTTTAACATCTATCAGTGAATCCGTTAAAGCCTCAGACATATTTAATAAGTCATTAGAAAAACTTAAAGAGCTCTTAGCCCCATTACCTAGTGCTTTTACTGTTTTTGAGAAATTAGGGTCTATATTTTTGAATCTAGCGAGTATAATTGGGAAGGCATTTGGATTTATTCAGCGTAAAATATCCGGCTTTTTCGAGGATTTCAATTTCGACAATATCTTTAAGGCACTTAACGCCGGTGCATTTGCCAGCATCATCGTGCTAGTTTCTAAATTTGTTTGGCGTTTGATCGATATATTTGATATATTTGATGCTGGAAAAGGTGTTCTTGAGAATCTTACAAGTATATTAGACAACGTTCGTGGATGCTTTCTTGCATATCAAACCCAACTTCAAGCCGGTGCGCTAATGAAGATCGCGATAGCCATCGGTCTATTAGCGGCATCTATATATGTTTTATCAGGGATTGATCCAGAAAAAATGGAGTCTTCGTTGACTGCGATCACGATGCTGTTCGC